CCTTAGCAAAAGAGGCGGCGCCTCCTTTTATTTTGAGAGAAATATGAAAATCGATTGGCCTAGCCTAAGCTTGTCGCGAGTGATTCAATACCATTACCCTCACGCTCTCTATCCTTCAATCCATGGTATAATCTGTTGTCATATGCATCACTGTAGTGGGTGGCATGTTGTGGTTTTATATCGGGATTCTGTTCACTACTCTTATCCTTCTTATCTCCCTTCATTGGTGTCCCCTCGAGAGAGATCTTTGCATCAGCGCAGTTAGTAGCATTATGACGGATCCTGGGCATGCGCGAATCTTCACCCTTATGTAACTTGTTAATAAAGCGATATCGCTCCAGGTGATCTATGTCTCCTGTCTTCTTCCTGATCACTCTCCAATCTTTGAGGCGTAAGCGATCAGCAAATTGTTCGAAGTAATTCTTCTTTGAGTTAGCCTGAGCATTGTTACCTGTTCGATCACCCCATTGGTACACGATGCGTCTTCTATGCATACGGTAGTAATCAATGAACGTATCAGCCAGGTCATCGAGATCTTTCTTATCTACCCCATCATTGAACGTGTGCATTGCTTTAATGAAACGGATCTCCTTGGGATACTCCTGGTCTATCCATATACAATTGAACTTCCCGAAGTCATGAGAGATATTCAACGGCATGTCTGGATTGTAGTCATCATGACCTTCATCATAAGAAGCGTCCCTTTTGAAATTAGTGCTATTGATGGGCAGGCTTATAACCTTATCATTAGCAATTGGGATATACCAATGCTTAGGGCCCAACGATGGATAAAATGTATTACCATAATTGGTCAGCTGCTGGTTATCGATCATCACTGTGACGTGTAATGGATCCATTTCCGCTATCATTTGCAAAATCGCCTTATCACCCAGCACATATCTGTTCATCCAGGTGGACCCTTTTTGAATTTTTGCATTCGGCTCCCATCCAAAGAACGCATACATTTTAGGATTTGACTTTGCTTTTTGATAGTAGTCCAGGAGATAATCGCCCTGATTCCTATGAGGCATGCTACTTGTAAATGTTTGCTGCAGATGGAGTGGGCAGCTTCTAAATGACGGATGTGTTCCTCTCACAGTTGGCACAACGTATAGATCGTACGATTCCTTATCAATCATATAAGCTTCGTCGGTATCGACGTCATCGTATGATCCTCCGGAGATCAGCTGTGCCCGATCAAAGGATCCGAAGATGATTGTCCGGCCATTCCAAAATGTCACAACATTTTCGTACCGATGTGGCCGATGATAAGGCTTCTCGAAATGTTTCGGTGGCGATTTACCCACAACGTAGTGAATATCCTCAATGTAGCCCATATGCTGTTCCCAACTGGCCTTCATCGGTACCAACGTCTTCGTATAGATCATCTGATAAGTCGGTGAATTGAACAAACCGACGCTCCTTGGCATTAATGCAAGTTTGTTCGCTTGCTTTAGACCATTGGTGAAGCTCTTTGAAAATCCACGTCCAGCGAGAAGCACGTTGTATGCGACGATTGCAATCAGATGTTGCTGAGCCACCGGATTAAGGTATCGCTTCAGCTTGATCATTTGCAGCGGCATTTACATTGTGTCACATAAAAACTGCCGCACTCCTTACAATAGTATAAGCGACTCATTCAACCTCCTTGTGTGGAATATCCTTGATCAGCTCTTTTTGCAACGCATTTGCCTGTGCCACGAGCTCGGCTTCACTGGAAACGATCACCACCTGGTGCGGCTTGATCTTCTTCAGTAGATCTGCCACTCCATTCGCATTCTCGTCGTATAGGTGATTCAGGTTCATGTAGATCTTCAGAAACTTGTGATATGCATCCATGTCGCCATCCTTCCAGCTCTTATCTGCTCCCTTTAACGCCATCGTCTCAGCAATTGCTCGCTTAGCGTCTTTTGTGTTCTCCTCTGGGGTACCGAAAAGCATCATCGCGTGACGAACATCATCAAAGGCTAGCGACTGAGAGATGTTACACACCTTGACAAGAATATCGACAGTTTGTTTCCTCGTTCGATGACGAGTCATCAGAAGCCAGGCCCGTTCCCATCGATCACGAATTCGCTCCTCTTCTGAACTGAGCTTAACCCTGGTCTTGTTATGGTGATAGAACTTATAGATCCGGTCGAAAATAGTATCAGCGGTTCTTCTATCTTCTGTTGGGAGCTTGCTCTTATCCTTCACGATCACGCTTTGCTCGCGCTTCATACTGGAGTTTTTTAAGTTTGTTCTTCAATTCCTGCCGGCGAGCGTCATCATACGCGATCTTCTCGTTCCACATAGCGAGGCGCAACGGATTTTTTGGCTTCTTGTGCTGCATTTTCTTCTGAGTCTTATGAATGCGATCACCCAGGCGCCTTATCTCGTAGTGAAGCGCCTTAACACTTTCGCTCAGGGCCTGTGTGGGCATTCCCTGGACACGTTCCGGCAGCTTGCCGTTCATTTCGACATAACGGATATCATCAAAGATCTGCGCACCTCTGTCAGTCAACTCCTCAATTCGTGCAACATGATCCTGCAATGCCTGGCTTGCATATGATCCTTCAAGAAACAAATCAGCCAACTCTGGATTCTCATTACGCAAGCGCTTCTCTTCTTCAGTGACAATAACGCATAGTTGTGAGCTGAGAATTGCCCGGTCTTTCTTAACGGTTATGAAGTCTGCCCTTAATTCATCGAGCAATGGATTGTCGAGCGATTTATGATCAGGCTCTGGAATGGGCTCCCAATTATCCTTCGTTTCTGCTATGATATTATTTATCGCGGTATTGGTTTTTGCAACCTTGACCCTCGGCAACGGCTTAACCATTGCCTTCCTGATTTCTTCGTCAGCTAAAACTTTGGCGACATTGAGTTTCATCGGAACAGTACTCGGATAAAAATTATAAAGATGACCAGAACTACGATCCAACTGTACCAGGCAGGCATGTAGGGTATTTCCAGGAGATCATCATCACCAGTATCATTGAGCATCGCGATCAACGAACCGGCGACGATGCAGCCAGAAATGTAGGTGAGGAGAATCGAGTATAGCGCCAGAAGAATCGAGTATAGCACGTCCATAAACAAAAATGGCGACTATAGTCGCCATATCATTAGGACGGGTTATTTTGGGTGAGCTTCCATCTACCTCATTTACACATCGGCGCTCTCCTTAATTTCGTTCACTGTTTTAATTCCTTCTTCTGTCTCAGTGACAACATTGATGACCTTCAACTTAGTTGGCCACGCCGCAACCTCACCGCGAAGTGCCTTAATTTCGTCGCGTACTGCCAGGATCTCGGCAGTTCCCAGCGACTTATCGCCACTAGCTGAAGGAGCAGCTGATTTCGAGTCAGAAGTGTATGGATTCACTGGTCCACCAGTTTCAAACCTAACGCCTCCCGCTGCCGCATTAATATCGCTGGCAATAGCTCTCAGCCTTGCATTCCTATACACGCCCTTCGTAAGAATGATTTCATCACCCTCAGCTTCGATTGGAATTCCACCTTGTGCATGACTTGGGCCACGAAGCACAGTACCTCTCGACGCCTTCTTGACGGGAGCTTCAACTTTTTGACTCTGTATCTTTCTCACGTTTGCATACCCTGCAGCTAACGCAGCAGCTGCGGCTATTGGAGCAAGCACGCTACCGACGACCGGTATCGCAGCTGTGCTCGTGAAAGCGTTTATAGCGCCCTGGATGGTCGATAGAATTGCAGCAGTTGTAGCAAATGCTTTCCATTGCAAAGTCCCTTGCTGCTGCATTCCGGCAAGAGTGCCAAAGAAATTGCCGAAGGTACCAAGTGCGCCTGTCATCGCGGCCATCTGGTCCTTCATTTCCTGCTGTTTGATCGCGACAGCCTGATCAGCCTGTGCTTGCTGTAGACCTAGCAACTCAGCATAGGCTCGCTGATATTCCGCACTCTCTTCACCGTGTGCGGCTCGGATAGCATCAAGTCTTTGTTGTTGAAAGCCGATCGCATTCTGCGCCGTCTGTTCCTGGAATTGAGTCTGAGTGATCTGCCCTGCTAACAGCCTTTCAGCAACCGAGTTTTGTTCCGTAGCAAAGTCCAGTTCCAGAGCAGCCATTTTCTTTTCCTGCTCATCCTTTGCCCATTTCTCCCTGACAGCTGCAATTTGCTGCTGACGTTGTTCTTCAAGGAGAACTCGCTGTTGTGTTATTTGCTCTTCACTACCTACAAGAGCTGCAATTTTTTGATTCGTTTCATTGTCAATCTGAGCCAGTTGCTTTTGAAGTCCTTCATCCATTAACTGGATCTTAAGGTCCTCAATGTTCCGCATAGCCTGCTCTTGCTCCTTAAGCCTCTTATCTTCCTCTTTTGCGAGTTTATCCAGGCGCTGTTGTTCTTTCTGTGCGGCACGTTCACGCTCAGCCTGTTGCTTTTCGAGAAGCTGAGATCTCCGGTTTTCAATCTTCTCCTGTAGTGTGATGCTTTCATTCTGAACTTTCAATACCTCGATTCGAGCCTGGTTTTGTTTATCGAGTTGCTCATCAGAAATTGTTCCCTGCTTGATCTGAAACTCTGTTTCTTTGTTGACGGCCGCTAAGTACTCTTCATGGTACTTCAGCTTATTCTCATGGTTCTGTTTCTCTATGGCATCAACCTGATCGAGGATCTTCAACCGTTCTTCATAGCTGAGGGCAACATTCTTTGATTGAAGGAGCAGCTGATCAATCTGATTACTTTGTTGTTGATCGATAAGCTCCATGTCACGGCGCTTTTGATCCAATTCATCAAAAGTTTCCGCTAGCTCCTGGCCTAGCTCGATACCTTCCTTGATATCGGCAACCAATCCAGTAAAGAATTCACCTGGATTAGTGAAAAGCTGGGTGAGTGTATTCTTTAGATTAAACAATCTATTGAGCAGCACATCAACGGTGTTGCCAACAGCTCGTAAAATTCCGTCGAGCTTGGTGGCGCCTTCATCCGTTTTGGCAAACCACGAAACAAGGGAACTGATTAATAGCACAAGAGCGCCAATGCCCGTTGCTGCAATCGCGCCCTTTAATACACCCATCTGGGAAACAAGACCCCCGACGCCTTGTTTCGCCATTCCTATTGACGAGCCGATCTGATTGAAGAATTGAGCACCAGGCAACTTATTCCAGGCTGCCTTTAGCATATCACTAGCAGCTGTTGTGCCTTCAATTTGTTTTTTAAGATCTCCCTGCAGCTGTTTACTCTGCTCCAACTTCTTATTAGCATCCACCCACGCCTGAGTTCCCACTTCAGCCTTCTTTAATGCAAGCGCAGCAGCATTAACCTCTTTTTGTATTTGCTGCATCGTCTTGCCGGCGAGCTCGCCGTTAACGAGTTTAATTACTATCTCTGCCATAGGTGTTAACCTCCTTTTGCTGATTCCTGAAGATCTGCTTCAATTGCTTCGTCGTATGCCCGGATCAATTGTTCATTCATATCCTTTAATACTTCACTTAAACTTCTCTTGCGCCATAGCTTTGGCTTCCAGGTATCGTTCTTACGTTTATCCCAGGCAACGGCCCAGGCCAAGCGTTCGGCTGCTTCCCGATTCGAAGTCTTTGTTTCTGCCCATGTAGTAAGCGCTGCGATATCTGGTAACCTGCTCCACTCGATACGTCGCTGGTTCAGGAATACCAGGTGATCTGCAAACAAGACTTTCAATGCAGGTGACTTACTTTCATCCCCTGGAATAACTTCCACTGTCACACTCCCAACTCCGGCACCTGTGTTCGTGTATCGCGGCTGGCTCAAAACATCCACAATAGATCTCTGCATTACCGGCGCAAATCGTTGAGCGATTTCATCTAACGTTATGACAAGGCGTGCGCTGTACATCACTGCATGGTATAAAGCTCTGCTTCGTTCACACTTACCGTTTGATGCGTGATCGTCATATCAATAGACTTCACCAGGTAGTTCACCCGGTTAAATCTTCTCTTCTTCTCCCAGTCGAAGTTTAAGAGATTCCGGAATACGAACGCCGGCACAAGCGATACACTCCGTCTGTTCCTTTTGAACAGCATCCAATACTTCCAGAATCTATCATGAAGCCCAGTCAGGACAATAAAATCGTTGATACTTTCAAATATCTCTGTGCCATGAATGTTGGCTGATGGATACTCGAACGTAGTCACATCGATGATACCTTGATAATAAAAAGTCCGCATCATTCCATTTTCGCCAAACTTTTGAAGAACCCGAGGGCCTTCAACAGCTTTGCCTTCGATAACTGAAGTGGTTTGCTGAAATAACCGGCCACATTGCATTTCAATTGTTTCCTCACTTACGCCTACAACTTTACTTTCATCCGACGTAGCCAGATCAGTTTCATCTTTCTTCAAAGAAAGAGTGTATCCCGTGATTCGCATATCCTCAATGTTCTTCACTGGCGAGCAGATTGATGTGATATCGTCGTAGCTTATTGACTTGGCTATAGGCTCGAGGAAACAGATCCTTACTTTTTTGGTCTGCTCATTTTCATACGTAGTGAGATTGTAGCGACCACAAAGTCGTTTAAGGTATTCCACTACGGTGATATCAGGAACCAGCTCACGTAGGTTGAAGGTCCGTCGCATAAACACAAACTTCCTTGGACCTACAAATGGAAGCGGATAGTCGAGCGCCGCAGTATTCCACTCAAGCATATTCTCAACGTCGACGTGATCATAAAAATCACCTTCCCATTGAAAACCAAAGGTATCACCTATCTTATCGAGGACCCATTTTCGGCGAAGGAATGGCTGAAGAGAGCTATAATTCTTCACCTGGAATGGTAGATCATTATTCAACCCCCAATTGGAATCGTTATGCATGAACCCGGAAGAGTTCACCGCATTCACCAGTTCAAGATCTTTAATGGGATCATCATATGGGCGACCGTTGTGCAGTAACGGGAACCTGAGTTTGTCATTCGGATAAGTGCCGTTGATGTAACCAGCCAGGAAGGTGTCGTATTCTCCGTAATATCCGCCCATATTGGTTTCCACCAGGTAGTTTTCGCGGTCGTCCGTATCGACTGAAAGTTCGAGCAGCGGATCTGTTGCATCAGCTCTAAGCAAAAATTCCATTTCAAGCACCTCATCAAAGAAAGTATAGTAGATACTGAGCTTCAATTCAATGTACGGCGATGCTATAAGAGTTGACGGGGTGCTCCCGCTAGCCACTACAGTGGCAAACGGCATATACTTGCCAGTATCAAGCGCTGCGTCGGCGTCAACGTTGATGGCATTCGCAATTGCATTGATGTTCGATCCTGAATAATTCGTGCCATTCACGGTCAGATTATAGTTACCAGCGACGGTTCGTTGTACATAGATCTTCTTTGTAATGTTGCTGGATCCAATAACAAATTGCTCAGCAACTACATCGCGCAGCTTGGCAGTCTTGAATTGCTCGTTGATGCTATTAAGGCCAAAAGTAAAATGAGCCGCCGCCCTGTTCCTCTCTGTACTCTTTGCTCTTAGATTCCCCTTCTTGAATGCAACGGGAGCAGATACTTCCGACGATGCAAAAAGTGTTGCCTTTTGTATTTGATAGGCTTCATTATTCTCGATAACATCCGGATGTTTCAATTTCGCTGCGTTCTTTTCGCTGCTATTACCAACCGGCAAATTGAAGGGGAGTGAATACGACCCAGGACTTAATTTATCCGCAGCAGCAAATAGCGGGTTCTCTAACCTGATTTTAATTGACGTTGCAGGCTCAGTTTCAAGAAATTCATTATCACCATCCAGTTGTATTCCAATCATAGCGATGAAGGTGTAAAACTAATATTGTCATATCCTGGCTTGGCATCAAAACGAATGAAGCGCTCATAGTTCTGATCCTGGAGCTCCATCGATGCGCCGGTGATGACAACCGGAATCCTTGACCCTGTAGTTATATTGAAGATCCGCGGCGATAGAAGGAAATCTTCCATATATTCATGCCACTCAGCTGCGAGCTTACCTTTTATGTAACCGCTGCTGAAATTATTCTTCTTTACTGATAGCACGCTGTTAACTGCGAATTCTCCATCTTCAGCCGCGTAGTCATGAGGCAGAAACTTTTGTACGACTTCCCTCGAGAACTCTGTTTGCCTGTTTGCCTGACCGACAAACCGAAGGACCTCAAATGATCCCAAAGAATTAAGGAACATGAAGTACCTGGTCAGTGGTGCTTTAACGGCTGTGTGATAGGTGCGAACTTCACTTATCTCTTCATCGTCCTGGTCAAGTAAGGCAAGCTCATATTTGACCAAATTCTTTGCCGGATTGATTAATGACGCGCCCGAGTTGTATGGTCCGGATGGAATTTGATACAGCTGCCGGTAGGCGACTGGCGTTTTTGTTTTTGTAACGTCCGTCTCATCGGTGTTGTCATCAAAATAAGCTTTTATACGAAGCTTCAGTTCGCCGATCTCTTCATTATATATGAGGAAGTTCAGGTAATCTTCCTGCAACCTGTCAATGTATTTTTCAACAGGAGCCCAGGTAAGAAACTTTTTGTTTGTAGGCAGATACGATGTAAGGTAGTTCAATCCCGGATAATTGAACTTGTCAATGCCTCCCCACAAAGCAAGATCGACATCAAGTTCTTCAAGAGATGGAGGAGTGATCTCATCATCCTGAAGCTCGCCAACAAAGTTCTTGAAACGTTTAATGCGATCGGTCAGTCTGATTATATCAGTTGCCTGCAGTGTTGGTGGTGTAAACGTAAAGGCATCTCTCAATGCTTCATTCAGATAGAATGTCACATTGCCATCGCTGTCCGGCGGCAATTCTGTTTTTAGTTTTGAATTATATGTGCCCGAGTCCGCTACGTCTTCAACCCGTACTTCATTGAAAAGCCTGAAATTAGTAAGCTCATCCCATCCATCTGGCGCAGATCTCTCCAGGGTTATTGGATTTTTTGAAAGGAAGATACGATCGGTCGGATCTGGCTCTGGTTCAGGTTCTGGCTCTGGTTCTTCATCCGGTGTGCCGGTGAACTCATATACTTCGAACTGATCAACATAGATCTCCCCATTAAGGGTCGCGCTCCCATTAATATGAATATGGGATACTTCGTTGAATGATGGGAACAGTGAATTGGTGTGCTCGTAATAAGCTTCAATGTCAACCCATGTATCTGTCGCTTCGGTGACAGTCTTGTCAACCCGAGAAGTCACTGATGACACGATCAAGAGGTTAGTCAGCGAAGTATTTAGTGTAATCTCATTCGCGCCGGCGCTCACTGGAGCCGCTGATGGTACACGGACCTTTGCTTTGACGAAATACTTTTTACCTAGCTCAGATGTCCATCGACATGGAAGAAGCAACGAGGAGCTTAGATCATTCTTTAGAACATGTGCAGAATATAGCCCCGCAGTCTGTTGAGCTGGGGATCGTGTGGATACAAAATGGCTATCAGCAAAGCCCCATGTGGACCTATCGGATTCAAACTGGCCAGCATTACCGTATTGATTGAGGTTTCCGGAAACAATAGTAATTGGCATAGATCAGGTCCATTTAAGTACGTCATAAAAAAGATTTGTCGGATCCTGGAAGGTGATCTGCAGCTCCCAGCCGATATACTTCGTCGATCCAATCTTTTTCTCCACAGGGCCAGTAGTCCAGGTAATAACTTCCGTCATCAATAATTCCCATACGCCGGCGTTGTCAGCTCCTCTTTTATCGAGGAGTATCTTGGCCAGGATCTGCTCGATCGTAGCTTCACAGAAATCAAAAGCTGCATCTTCGTCTGCGAATAGTTCGCTATCCGGAACAATCATGTAAGCGACACGAGCCGTCTTGTATTTGTGAATATTGTCGCTCAGTCTGTCTCCATACCTGGCGCGCTCATAAGGCATCGCCCACAGAAAGCTATCGGTGATGTCGCTACGATTGTCATTACGAACCACATCCTTATCACCCCACTTGAAGCCGTCTATATCCACATGGCTTGCAGCGATCGCTGAGAAGTAATTTCTATAAGAAGCAAGATTGGTAAGCTTAATGTTTGCCACGCGCTTCCTCCCTTTCCTTTGAAAGTATTTCCAGATGATCGAGAACCGAGTACATGTTGGTTTGTCCCAGCTTGTCGAAATCGCCGAACACCAATGTCTTTGCTGCTTGGTGCTTTAGATTGGCCCACATCCTTCCGGTTGGATGGACCTTCTTTTTATCCTCATCCTTGGCAAGTGATCTTGGGAGGAGAGTCTTACACCGATCCATTACTCTATTGCGTACGTGTCCAAAAGTAAAGAACACCAGCTGCAGCAATTCCGGATTTATAGTCTTAATCTGCTGCTCACGCTCTTCAACGCATTCCTTATCCCAGATCTTCTCATCAGCAGGTTGATATAACGTAACAGCGAGGCGACGCAGGTAATGCTCATATCGTTCCTGCGTTTCAGCAGTGCCCAACGCCAGGAATGACGTGAACTCGTTGTCTGCGTATATGAATTGATCGAAGGATGTCCGTGCTAATAATGGATCCGGTTTCTTGATCAACGGGGCAGGCAACTCTGGAAAGTAGTACCATGGTTGATGCAGAAATTTGAGATCGTTGTAGATGTCTACAGCCTGTGGAACATTGATACGGTCAACCAGTCGGACATTCTTTCGAAGTAACCGAAGGATACGTATGAGCACAAATCCATATTCACTATGAGCAGAACCAATAGCAAGCGCGTGCTGCTGCAGCATGTATACACGGATGTGAGTAAGATCATCGAGATCTTTCCAAGTGGTGTGAAACAAATCAGCTACTTCGTATACCTTTTGCTTCATAGTTGCACCTCTAGTTGACGTGAGCGGTTAATTTCTTCCATGACCTTCTTGAACTCCTCGCGTTCTTCCTTGAACACATGAACGTTCAGTACATTCAATAACTTCTCCAGCTCTGTACCTTTCACCCTGGCGCGGCAATAGTCAATAAGTCCCTGCTTACCTTTCTTGTGAAACAGCCGGTGCATCGCCGAATAGTGATCAACCGCGATCATGTGTGGTACAGGTAACTCATATACTTCCCATACATTTATTCTTTCTCCGTTGAATTCCTTCATCCCGCACAGCTGCAACTCGTAGCCGGAGATCATGGTCGTATCCTTCCGGATCTGTCCAAACGCCGGAAGTTTATCTGCTACAGCATCAATAAACTGCCTCACTTCCAGCGGACAATTCTCAGCCTTGTTGTGCACAACCTCCTTGAGTTGTTGGCGCCAGATCTTCAGGTGAGTCTGGTCCACAACGTCATCGGGCATGTATCGCTTCGTTTCAATCATATCAGCCCGTTTTCAATTTAGACTACAAAGTGTTTGTTTTCCGGATCATTTGAAGGTCTCCAGGTCGGACCAGGATCCGGTTGCACTGTATAAACCGGCGATGCTTTGATGAGCGGATAGTCGTCGATGTTATCGAGGATGAATTGCCTCAGCTCCTGTTCGTCGGCCAGGTATCCAAACTCGCCATCCATCAATTGTTGTCGCAAATATTTGATATCAGCGTCCGTGGCCAGGTGTTCATGTTTGATCAGATCGTCCGTTCCGCTATATATGAATATTCCGTTCTCATTGATTTGCACTCGCATGAAAGGCAACTGCAGATATAACGCACGCTTGCAGATTATCGGCTCCAGCTTCTCCACCAGTTCTTTATTCGCAGTCGATAAATTATTTGCTTTCAACCCAGCCACGAGCTCGTCGTATTGCTCCTGACTGATGAGCTTGGGGATATGACGCGTCTCTATCTCCCTCAATTTTGCTTTTAGCTTCATGAACACGCGACGACTCTGATTGATGTCGATGTGCTTGGAAGCAATGGCAGTCCCGAAGACGATATACCCGCTCTGCTTTGTGTTGGCTGATGATGCCGCCCAGGTAGCGTAGTCTGCCATATTCTCTTCCATGAAAACAAGAAGCTTGTCAGCATGGATATCTCCGTTCTTATGTGCCTGGAATTGAAGTTTCTCGATCAGCCATCGCGGCGCAGCGTCACTGTCTTCCCCTCGATGTTGACGCACACCAAGGTCACCGAAGGTCACTGCGAGATGTGGTATGGCGAGAAGCTGGGTGTAGTATGCGAGGCACCGCTGAATGTAAGTAAGCAGTGCCGCATTGGCTGGACTTAATGGAGTTGGCGTCTCGCTAACGGATGCCGTATACAATGGCAAAAACTCGGCATAGAATTCTTTGCCAAGAAGATCTATGACGTAAAGCTGTTCTGCTTCATTCACATAAGGTGACAGCGTCGCCATCTTCGTATTGGCATCAACAGCGATGTACTGTTTGAATTCCGATATTTTGGTTATCAGTGGCACTTATTCGGCAGGAGAAAAATCAATGTAATAGCTTTTGCCAACCTCAAATTGATTTGCCGCTGCTTCATTAATGGTGCTCAGCACGATTGAGCCACCCGGCGTCCATTTATAGAATTGTTCGTTTTCCGGCGATCCTCCTATAACTGGGTGAAGGACAATAGTTGACCCTTTGTCTTCTGGGGTTTGAGCACCGTTTGGCTCGTTAGAAATACATGTAAATTTTGCTCGTACCATAATTATAGTCTTTATTAATTGTTAAACTTTCATCGAATCTTCCTGTGGTTTATCACTCGTCGGGCTCTGTTCTTTTGTCTGCGCATAGCCTGACTTGTTTTGATCAGTACTCTGCAGGATCACATCCTTGTAACCCATGCATAGATCCTCTGGCCATCCATTTTTCTGCTTTATGAATTCGAACGGTTCGAGTGTATTCATGCGCGGAATACATGTCATCACCTGGATGTAATAATTAAACTGCTCGCGCAGGTCGCTTCCGGATCCGGATCCGAGTCCATTGGGCAAGATTGTACCAGCTATTGACGGAGAGAGACCTATTCCACTAATCATGGCCATCGCAGCTGTGCCATATGCGCGCAGCCAGGCCTCATGCTCGATCTTGTTTTCGATGGGTATGATTTCCCAACCTGGCGCCGGTTTACCGTCCTCGAGCACAGTAACCATGGAATAGAATGCCTTATGCACATTCTTTTCGCCAGCCAGGTAATCATCCATCTGTAGGAATACTTGTTCCTGGTCTTTCTTAATTGCCTGAGCTCTCTCTTCTTTAGTCGGATAAGCTTCCTCTGGGCTTCGCTTTAGAAAATAGTCGAACGGGATCTTGATGTGATACTTCAGGTTCATCGAATTATCGATGTTGGCGAGGATCCAGCGCGGGATCTTCGAGGCGATGTGTAGCCATCGGGAGATCCCGTGCCAGGCAGGATCCGGATTGTAGTCCTTATCGATGCTCACAATGTCGTGAGCGTATATACCCGATGTATTTCCTTCAGGATCGAATGCAGGAACCTTAGCAACGTTGTTGCCGAGCTGAACAGCTCCAGTGCCGAAGTATCCGCTTAGATAATAATTTTTGATTTCGCCGTCATTTGGATCGCGAAGCTCAGCACGCACATTCTTACGTCGCTGCCATTTCACCTGGAGCACCTTGCCGGAATTGTCGCATATGTATTGTACACAATAGGAATGCCACCACTCACAATCGCTGATGATCCCGAGCATAAACTTATTCCACTTATTAATCCGCAAAAAATCGCGGATCTCTTGTGGGATATCTTTTTCCGGAACGATCGTTATTTTCTCGTTGCCATTTTCATCAACATCCTTCTTATAGAACATGATACCGCGTCCCCAGTGAAAAGCAATCTTCTTTTCAATCAGAGAAGCAATCGGATCACTTTTAACCGCATCAATCAACCGCTGCGGATAATTGTCATCTGTCCCCCATCGTGCCCAGGGATTCCCATTAGTTGATACTCTGTTTGGATTCAGAGAATCAGGCTCTACTTCCTTCTTCGTAGTTTCATAGATGCTATTGGTACGCGAGCTGAAGTAGATTCCTTGCTGTATCCGCTCTAAGCCTTTTGATATGGTTGTAGGTCCGCTCATCAATGTCGTACGTTATGCCAATCAGTTGCATTGAAATCCCGGAAGGCAAAGATCTGTGATACCTTCACTGTGCGCGGCTCGCCGATATTCATGTCGTGCACAAGCATAGTTCCGTGGCGCTGCAAGTTGAACATCCCCTTACGTCTGGACCTGGTAGCAATAAGATTTGGTGATCGTGGTTGACGTGGTGACCGCACATTCTTCCGGCATTGCATGGTGCGGATCCTGCCCTCGGAGGTGACAAACTTGATACCGTAGTTCTTCACCTGCATCGTTTCTTCGTTGTAGGTATCATCAAACTTCAGGAGCACGGATCCGATGTCGATCATGGAGGTAAAACTATTCTCTAGGCGTGCGCTCTTTTAGGACGGGTTATCCTATGAAAAACAAAAAGACCTCGAGGCAAATCGAGGTCTTTGATCTAAACAGAAAGAAAATAATCAACAACGCTTATGGCAAGTTTCTACGAATGCATTTTTTCCAAACGGTGTTACAATAGGAATGACACTTCTTTCACTTTGTACGGGTTCGGCAACCTCAGCAGCCAGGGAGCCCTTCTTCCTGTCTGCTTCGATTACCGTTGAAGTTTTTTTGGCCTTCTCCAATCACCTTATGCTGCAACTAACGGAACAGTGCCAGCGTACTCGATAGGATCGTGCGCGCATGTAAACTTCCAGCTGAGCAATGCACCGTTTTGATCGGCACGCTTCTCTCCGCTGGCAGAATCTCCAGTTTCGAAGTATGCAGGAATTTCTGTTGATAGTTCCGTGCTGGTTTTATCCAGCCTGGTTACGCCCAGCAGATATAACTTGCCGGTGTTCAGCTGACGATAAATAACTACTGAAGGAGTGTTTTGACTATCGCTGATGAAGTCAGCCAATTCGGTTCCAAGCTTTGGATATCGGCATGAAAGAATTGTCTCTCTTCCTTTGCCGTCGCGTTCACCCACCGTCTTAGTTTCTACTTTACCGGTCTCGTCAGTAAAGTATAGCCTGGCGAATTTTTTACCGGCATCACATGTAATATTGGCAGCTGCAGTCTTCAAGCTTGTGGCTAAAGCAAGCGCTGGTACAGTCGCGATATCAGCCTGTGGACAAAGGTATATTTCACCTACAAGACCGGCGACGTTATCGCCGCCTGGTGTAAATAAAAGATCATTCATTTCTTTTTCGCTCCTTTCTTAGGTTTAGGTTCATCCGCCTCATGCTTTGGTTCCATGGGCTCATCAGTTTCAACTGATTCACCAACAACCTTCACATTACCACTTCCAATATTTACGAGATTGGCTATGATGGCGAGAGCATCTTCATCGCCCTCTTCAGCAGCTTTCTGTACATCGGCGGATTTATATTCCTTTCCTTTGTACCGAAAGGCCGGTACAGTGAACACAACTTCGCTCACTGTACCAGCGGTGGATTTCGTTTTAGACATTGAACTATGCTTGATCGCCTAATCTTAATGCGTCGAGATCTTGTATCTGGAAGCCAAGGTCAACAAGAATACCAGTCTGAGTTCCCCACAATACTTCAATATTCTTGATGTCGTTCATATCACTGAGAAGGTCTGTCCCCATGACAAGGTTCATCCCCATGGCAGTACCTGGCTGCAATGGCTCCGCTATCAACCTGCGGGAAGTACCCAACCAGGTTGCAGGCTTAGCCCAGCCCTTGAAGTTTGTCCCAGGGATCGGAATCATACCCATCTGAATGAGCGCTGATACGTCTGGAGTTGTGTATTTGGTAAGGTTTGCCTCGAGTCCATCCAATAGGAACTCGCAATCAGTAAATGATGCGTGGATGATCACACCCCACTGCTTGTAGGCTGCAGGCATGTCGCGGAACAATTCTTTGAATGCGGCAACTGCAGTAGTTCCATCACTGATCGCGCCAGTGGATGTTGCAGCAAAGCCGCCTGATATCGCGGCGTCAATGTATGACTTCAATCCAGGAACCACTGATCGTGCAGTCACATATCTCCATTTTGCAGGCGTGTCAATAGGGTCTTCACCTGCTGTAGTGGTGCTGCCGGAAATATTTTGATAGTATTCAACAACTCCATCGACGGTATATTTCACGACCACATTCGCAGCGTAGGTTGCGGCCTCAGAGTAGGTTGCAATACCTGAATTATCAAATCCGAAATATGCTGTTTCGTCGTTGATCTCACGCTGTAAATTCTTAATGACCTCCTGCCATACGAATGGAGCAAAGTCCATGTCCTGGAATGTTTTGCTCGCTCTGTTGCCTGGGCTTGTTCTCCATGCGAGGTGCTTCGATTTGAAGTCACGCACATCGATCAGGAGCTCGCGCTTACCACTCTTCGTCTCCAGGTAGCGATCGCTGAACGCGAGCTGACCAGATTTGAATTCTGTGGTTGAGCTGTAAGGCCTGAATCCATTGCCGACCGTCAGCTTTGTTAAGGCAATTTTGTTCTTAACATTTGGGACGACCGTAATATCCTTCGCGATATCGAGTCCGTTGACAAGTGTGGCAATCAGATCACGCTTGTGCTCATCCGCATAAGCCGTCACAGCTGACACGTCGACTGCCGTGCCAAGTACGCCGTAGTTGTAAGCAACAGGCAACAGCAAGTACAACGGTACCGCTCCTGTTGTTGCTGTCAGAACCAGGCTGAACAGCATAAAAGAAAGTGCAAATAGTTTTTTCATCTCAAGCGATTATTTGATGTTAGGAAATGCGGCTGCAACGTACTTGTCTGCCTCGTCATCGATGGACGTGCGGAACCTGGATTTCTCCTTCTCGCCTTTTACATCAGATGATACCTCAGCTTCCCGGTTACCATCTGTGATGACAGTGGTTGCCTGGCCTGTTGGCTTCTTGTCGAGTGCTTGTTTTTGTTCTTCCACTTTTGATTCGAGCGTTTTTTTCTCGTCAGAAAGTGTAGTGATCTGAGTTTTTTGCTCAGCGACGGTTTTCTCAAGCTCAGTGATCTTAGTGTCCTGAGCGGCTTTCTCATCCTTCAGCTTCTGATTTTCGGTTTCCAGGTCCGCTACCTTTTGATCAGCAGCTTTGATGGTTGCCTCTTGTTCTTCAGCTGTAGGCGTTTTCTCTTCTGCAGCTTTCTCGGACTTTCCGAAAATAGAGCTGAGTAATTTTGACTTAAACATTGTATTTACTTGCGCTCGTGACGAGCCGGAAGTACTTGTTAACATGGCCAACTGGCCTGCGCGATTGATCGCACCTTGAAGCGTATCCAATCCATCGATCATACCAAGCTCCTTGGCCTGGCTAGCCGGATACATTTTGCCCGTAAAGATGTTTTCCTCTCCTGCATTCAACCTGGCGCCGCGACCTTTCTTGACGGTACTGATAAATTCTTTTGCTAATGCTTTCAACTCTGCACGGATATCTAAGCGTTGATCATCGGTGAGTGGTTCAATTACATTCACACGAGCTTTGTCCTCTGATTGTGGAGCGCGAATTATCTCCACGGATCCAATCTCTTTTTGGATGAATGCTTCCCAGTTCTCGTGGATGTACAATACACCGATGGATCCAAACTCCGTGGGATTGTTTTTATTCGAAATGATCTCGCGCGCCTGACTGGCCACCCAATACCCGGCGCTGGCTACCATGCTGTCACCAAAAGCCACGACAGGCTTCTTTGAACCCTTAACCGCCATGCCAAATTCATTGGTCCCATCAACAGTCCCGCCTGGTGTTTCCATATCGAGAACGATCGCAGCAATCTTATCAGACTTGTTTGCGCGTTCGATCATTCCGATGTAGTCGCGCATCCCATAGCTGCAGAGATCTCCGTTCTTAGTGAGTGCACCGAATACAGGAATCATGGCGATGTTTTGTCCATGTTTCGTGGTCGCAATGAATAGTCTTGATTCCGAGTCGCGTTGAATGTTGACAATAAGGCTGTCAGCCGCAGATACAATCATCGAATACCGATTGATGATATCTTCATCTGAACGCTTCTTGATAAGGTGATTGATAGATTGTCCGTTGCTTAACAGACGCAGCGCCATTAACCCGAAAGAGTTAGCGAATTGCTGTGCAATGGCCCACTGCCGGTATGATAAAATATCGATCATTGACGACCGAAAATTGGCACAATACAAACGGGCCTTTTAGGACGGGTTATTTTGCTATCAACACGCCGCCAATAAATCCTACACCAAGCGCAATCCAACCGATAGCTTTGTGACGGCGAACTTTTTTTTCCAGCGTGGATATGTTCTTTTCATGAACGCTGACGATCTGCTTAAACTCAGCAGTGATCCTTCCGTTCAATCGCTGCTGATGCTGGTAGGCCTGTGTTAGCTCCTGACTTGTTTGATCGGATACTTTAAGGTCTTGCTGTAAGTGAACGATCTCCGTACCCTGTCGGCTAATGATAGTGTCCTGCGTTGCGATAAGATCTAAGAACGCCGGATTTCGATCAAGTAGACTGTCAATTGCTTTACGTTGCTCGGCAGCCTGTTTTTTTAGTCCAGCTATTTGGAGGTTGCTTGCTTTTTGCCTGGCTTCTGACTTCTTACTTTCAGATGTTCGCTTGGTTAAAAGCGAATCTATTCGGTCCTGCAGAATTGTGGCCCTTTCACGCACAATACGGATTGTATCTTTTAATTGTTCTACTCTTTCCGCTGTCGTGTCCGTTGGTGGCTGCTGGCAGGATCGAACAGCCAAGAAAATAACGAGCCCCACAATAATTACCAGGTACGGCAGGTGGGCTTTCATAGAAAATAGATTAGTGAACATGCCACGAAGACAGATAGACGAATTATGAACCGTACCCACGGAGAAAACCGTGCCCAAAGTTGGTCCGCCTTTGAGCTCTTGCCGATGTAGGTGAACCAGCGAGCTTTATGGCTGATGACATTATTCCTTCTGAGAAAATGAACAATCAGATAATCGAAATAACCGAAATGCCATCCAAAAATCGCAGCGAGTGTTTTGTACCATTCAATTCCGATAAAGCTGAAGATAAATGCCATTATAAGAGAACCTGCACTGAGTGCCAGTAGGTCATTTAGTTTTCGATTGTCTCCATTTCTGTCATCAAAGACGTGAATCACTAGTGGTAGGGCGCAGAGGAAATAGAAGATCATTTTAACAACTGTTTGATCCAGGCTATCAACGGGCGCATAATGAAATAGGCGAATATCACGCAGAAGATTACCAGTGACACTTTGCCGATAATCGTCATATCCGAAAACCTGATGTCGTAGCTTATCTTCTTCTCTTGAATAAGTAAGTCTGCAAGGCAAACGAAGAAAAATACAAGGCCTGCCGCTATTTGTATGCGTGGATCATTAATGCTTTTCATAGGCCTTTCTTTTTCACTTGTACATCAATAGGGCTTTCTGATTTTACTTTCACTTCAGTCTGAAAAATATCAACCACTCCATCGTGGTCTTTATCTTCCATCCACATCCCCACCAAATAGCCAATGACAGTTCCAACAGCCACGCAGACCTGAACTGTCTGGTTAGTGTTCAGTACTTCCATTCCGGCCTGGCCGAGGATCCCGCCGAGCGCGAAGGTGTCTTTGATCTTCGTCCACAGAATTGCTTTTTTCCAGATGCTCATATCGATACCTTTTTTTTAAGTACTTGTTGTTTTCAAACCATGCCAATTACGTACTGGTCATGGGGAATATACTTAGCCTTCAACTTCACCAGCACTTCACCTCTGTTCTTCAGTGGGTCCTGCTTTAATGAGACATGTATCCAGGAAGGTTTCCCATGCTGGTCGGGGTACTCAAGGATCAACTGATCGAACATCAATTTTTCCTTGATGAACATGAAAATTAGAAGGTTATTCCCGAAGCCAAAGGTATCCGCGTCGATGTCGATAGCCTCACCAGTCATATGTTGAGAAGTCCTGGAGGATCCGGGTGTAGCATCATTGAGTTCTTTCGACCGAAAGAAGGACGAAGCATGAAGTGGCCCACGAATAAATTCCCTAACCTTATCAAATATGTTGACAGCGACATGCTTCATGTTAGCCAATTGAACGTCGTCCGGAAGATTGTCGATACCTAATCGACGAGCATTCTGGCTTTTGGTAGCCTCATCAAAAGTCAGATATTTTGATATCCCGGTCATAGCCTGTCAAATATTGCTTCGAGTCTTTTTTTGCTCTGCATGAGCGTGCCGATCTGCTTTTTATCCAACGGATTGTTGAAAGGAAAATGCAGCACGAGCAGAGCCACTGTATCATTCGTTCGCGAATCCGCCAGCCGGATCATCATAAAACTCTTTATCTCATGCACATTCATTTCGTCAAATAAAGAATCGTCTTCTTTCACAAAATCCTGAAAAGGGATATACATGTGATCCAATGCTTTTATGTCTCGCATAAGCTTGTGCAGTCCATCTGAAACCTGAGCTCCGTTGTAATCTGGAGATATCTTTCTTATCCCTGGGTACACAACTTCATTTGTTACCGTGACACGTATCCTGGACTGTCCAGTGTAATACTCATCTCCATTGTGGAACTGCATTACAAAACACCTTGATGACCGATATAGTGAAAGCATCTGCCAGAGAATGTTATCAATACTTGCGGTAAGGGCGGCATCAAAGTCGAGTCTGCTTTTTACTTTATGTTTGCTGTTTTTTTTTAGTCTCCATTTTCTAAACTCATTGATCAGGTAAACGGCCGACAAAAAAATATATCCTATGAAATCAAGTTTGTCTCCTAAATCCATCATTACGCATACATATTCAAATTAAGTGTTTAGAACGTTGGCCCGGTCGTCTACCGGGCGCGTTCTGCTGAAAAAAGGTGTTATCGCATGCCCTTCATCAATTGTAAATTTCTTTATGTCCCCAATTAATCTTTTATACTTTTCCCGCCTCAAACTGCGGAGTAATCTTTCTGTTACTTGCTCAGTGGCGGATACCTTCAGTCTGTTTTTCGCACTGGTTAATCTAATACCATCTCCTTTCCATACAGATGCGGAGGGGGCTTTTGCCCTGCGTTTTTTATGCTCTTTTAAAACTTTCTTCTCTGTTTCCTCACGGAGATAAAATATACTATCGAGCACCTGGCGACCGTGGCGACCATAGAATGCCATTTACTCAACTACTATCTTATCAATCATCACAAAGCCACTTACTGCTGATGGATTTTTATTTCCGGTAACCCTTATTTTTAAGATATGGCTTCCCTCTGTCACATCTTGCGTGAAGATCACTTGATTATTATTGACTTTTGTATTCGCATACAAGTCACGCAAAATCTCTGGGCCATTACCAATAGTAAAACCTGCTATACCTTTATTATCAGACAACTCACCGTAAACTATTACTCGCTTGCCGGTAAAAGTGAAAAGAATGTATTGATCTCTGACTTGCGAATAAGAAACAGTCTTTTGATAAAAGCCTTGCGTCCATGCCGGATACGGAACTGTGTTACCGTTATAGTGATTCCAACCAACAGCATTGTACACGTTATCGCCCAAGTTAGGTGCCTGCGCTCCAGTTGCTAGCCTGTAATCCAAGTCGCCATGAACATCATCATATTCACGTTTTGGAACATAGGTTTCAAATAAGACTGTAGCAACTATCTGATCTCCGTCTCCCGGATCAGTTTTAAAGTAATGTACCGTATCGTTGGGAAGAAGCCAACTATAAGATGTGCCCGGCAAAGCAGGTACATCTTTCCTATAATTCCATTGCCGGTGAATGGTGACTTCAGCAAATGCGCTAACAGGAGGTGGAGTCTGTGCCATTACTGCAAATGGCAAAAAGAAAAGAAACAGAATAGCTTTTCTCATAGTATTAAAATTCAATTATTGAGGCTCTACGATCGTAAACAATATTTGCCAACTCGTCAAACTTTCCGCTTGAAATCATATCTGTGATTGTCGTATCCAGTTGCTCCTCCGGTGTACCGGTATTCTCCCACACAACTTGACCCTTCAATGCCATCGTGAACTGAGAAACCCACTCCTGATAGTTTTGTGAATTGGGATGAAATAAAAATCCCGCGCCGATGAATCGAACTCTTGCCCATAATGATGGTGTGCGCCCGCCGGTATTGCCACTGGTTCCATCCTGACCTGAGAGAAAGGTTGCAATATCGCGGATGAATTGCTTTGATACGTTTTGAAATCTTGTGCTTTGCTCTAAGAGTAAACATTGTTCTTGGGTGATTGCTACTTTTGCCATATTTATTTTAGTTTAGTTTCTTAATATGTATAAATAACCTTGATGTTGTCCACCTGAATTTAAAGTGCATTCAATTTGATGTGATCCCGATTCTACAACGGTATAGCTAATACCATTCATAAAGTTTGCCGGTGCTGCCGACTGAACTATTGATCCGGTCACCAAAGGAAACCCGCTAGTGATTCGAATTGACCATGTAAAGAACTTGCCAGTTTCGACACAGTCAGCCACAAGGATTAATGTTCTTCCTTGATAGGCAAACACATCATCACCGCTAGGCCACCGGATAGTTCCTGTATTTACACTACCCGAAGTTTGCACGTTACGAACTTGCCGCAATACGCCCGCCCAATCTTTTACGATCCACCCTACGGCAGATTTTTTGTTATTGCTTGCATCGCCAAAAGTGAAGGAACTTCCTTCTGTTCCCTCAGCAACTTTAGAATAAATTCGAATATCTGGTAAGTCTGTTATTGTTGTATGGTCCAACGTAAAGCCTGTAGGCACTGTCGTTGGCCCACCGCTAGTGCTACACCCATACATAAAAACAATAACGTCGCCGGCAATAGGCGCGCCGGGAAATATAACGGTAATACTTGTGCCGGTGTTTGCTTCTTTGCCTGCGGCATAGCGTACACTAGGCGAAACGCCCGCGACAACCATTTGACGCTTTCGTAATAATAGACTCATGATGCGTTATAGGCGTAAGATGCTGCCAGTTCAAAACGTGTCGATGATATTCGCGAAAAGATCAGTATAAAAGGTGATGCCGTAGTACCTACTACAGTCAATGTTTTAGCACCATTGTTCCATCTTAGGTCACTTGTCTGCATGACTACCGATGATGGTAATGTGATTACAACAGTTCCTGTTATTGGAACATTAACTTCAAAAAATTCCGCATTGGATTCACTTGAAAAGGCTATCGTAAAATTTGAACTTCGTGCCGTGGTGTCTTCAAATCTAATTTCTTCTTTACTTGCAATGTCCAACGTCATTGTTCCGCTCGACACGGCGGCACTAGCGCGTTTAATACTGTGCTTGCCTTCCATCGACGACGCCGTCAAAGGTTTGGTTGTGTCTGTTCCGGTTATCGCTTCTGCTGCTGTCGCTCCGGCTACACTTTCTAAATCTTTGTTACCGTCAACTTTTAGAAATTGACTAGCGGTTGTAGAGTTGAATCTAGGTGCAGCGGTAAATATTTGCTGAAGAGTCCACGTCCATGCTTTAGTAACAAAATTTCTAATGAAATGATATAGTCCGATTTCTGACGGAGTTCGATCGTCGCTTAGGCCGGTTGTTGAGCCCGCCGCCGCCTGTGTGGCAATTGCTTCTGCTTCGGCTTGAGTTGATCGTTCGACCTTACCTTTTGTTGTATCGCTCCAATCAGGGAATGTAATGTCCAAGCTCTCCTGCTCTGCCCTCTTTATGTAGTCAGTGATAGCTCCAGTCGTGGCAGCAAGCTTCTCATATATTGCCCAGCCAGTGTCAACCGTGGCATCAGCGCTTGCATCATCGACCATGTACCAGAGTCCATCTTCCTGGTTAGCTTGGTCTGCCAACAGTGCTGCGATATTTGCATATGTGGCCGCGATTACAATCCCGCCACCACCACCTCCTGAAGCAATCGGCTCCCAATCACCCGCAGTTATCTCCGTTTCAATATTTACAGAGTTGTATGGACGAACTGGCTCAAGTAGTTTGTAAAGGCCACTTCCATCCACGCTGTGGTTATGGTAAACGATTATCAGTCCTGGTCCATACAATCCTGGGGACCACTCCGGAATGGCTGCGCTTGAGCTCGAACTGACTTCTTTCCAGTGAGTATTTTCAGTGATCGCCGGATTTGTAGGTGGTTCGTTATTGATGTTACCGTCGGTCTTAGTTTCGAAGATTCTTTTCTTTCCGTCGGTATCAGGATGTTTACAATACATCCCAGCTCCGGATCCGTCGGTATTGAAAGTAAGTGCATTAGTCCAATCCGGAATAATAGTTGAAACCTGAGTTGTGCTAAAATCAATTACCGCGAAGAAAGAATTGATTACTTTAATCACCTGGTTTACCGGCGCGGTGAGCTGCTCAAGAATGTAGTCTTTCAGTTCTTGTATCGTCATGAGCTGGTGATATAAAAGTCAGTGAAGCCGAAATCCGATTCTATATTCAGAACCTCTCCAGGAGACAGGGAAGCGATTGGAGAGCCATTGTACATTACGACCGCCGGTGGAGTTCCAGTAGGTGCACTCGATACCTCTCCGTTGTACTCAAAGATGTTGTCAGGACCGTCAAAATAGAATTCGCACTTGTAGTGGTTTAACTCGGAGTGAAGTGCCCCGGAATTGTGATCAAATTGAAGCTTGACCGGATATTCTAGTAACCCAAAAAGTTTTTGCGTGCCGTTACCGTCCTTAAACAGAACAATTAGCTCTTCGTCTTCTGCCAGTTCAAGTATTGTTCGAACACTTGCCCTGTCCTTAGCGATGAGAAATGGGAGTCTGTTGGTTTTGGTACTGCCCTCTCGCGATGGTCTCGATAAACTGGTCGCGCTTGATGACTCTGGAATGGCCTGCCATATCACCCAGGTTTTACCTGGTTTGAACTCGATATCCCCAAACACAACGCCGTCTACCGGATCCGGTATAAGGTCAATATCAGCAGACCTCGCTATACGCAGTTCCAGGATTCCGCCAAGATTGTCATTCGTAAATCGAGTGATTGATTGCAGACTCATTACACCACGAAGGTGATCGATCTGGTGTGCTGGTTTTTAGGACGGGTTATGTGCACACGATTTTGGCGATTGCATTTGCCAAAATCTCTTTCTATTACAGTTTTTTTAAATATTCACCGATGTGGCGACAAATTCGGGATAAAATTTACCCTGTTCTGGGAAAATTTCCGTATCCAGTCAGGGTTTCGCTGTTTGTATTTCTGCCAAACCTTATATGCCGCAGCGTACGTGTATTCGTTCTCGTCGATATTGAAGAAGGCAAGAAAGTCTTTCGTGCTTTGGTTTGGGTTGATACCTTCGTCACTTTTAGCATAGATCCAGAGGATCATATGTTCCTTAAACATTTCCTCCAGAAGTGAATTAATGTACACCAGGCGCTTTATTCTGGGGCCTCTTTTTTCGAAGCGCTTGCTTAACGTTACCTCTATTGTATCCAGGTACTGATCGCTGACGTTCACATATTCTATCTTGTCGACCATCGAGCTCATCAGATTACGACCTAGACTCGTATTCATATCCAGCCGAAACGGCTCACGAGCGTCGTACATTTTCAGCAGAAACTTCTTCAGGTGTGTTTTTGTAGGAATCTTGATTGTATGCATAGTCTAAAAAATGTGGGGTTTATTTCCATTGGAATCCTTTGAAGTTCAAAAGATGTTCGTTGGCGGAGTCACTGAGTGCCTTCGGGACGAGCAAATTGCCTTCCGTGTTACGCTTGTGAAGCAGAACACCGTATTGATTTGATTTTCCGAGCTGCGCTTTTCTGTCAGCTTCCTGAAGGTTTTGCAAGCTCGTTATTTGCTGATATATGTTTCCAATTCGTTTCATTCGATCCTTTGCTTTTCGTAAGTCGTCTTCACCGTGCGGTTACCAACGCCTTAGATTTTTAATTCGTTATTTTTTGCCGAGAGGCATGGCCTGCAATGATTTATATTTTATTCGCATAGGTGAGAGCTGACATTCGAATTCGAATTCCAGTTATCGTAGTCGTTGAACTGAAAGCCGGAAGAACCACGCTCAATCATTGCACAGCCGGTTACTTTTCACAAGAAATATTCGTTGTATAGTTTATTGAAATTCGTGACAACGTACTCAGCCACGTCCCTTGAAATAAAGCAAAGGCGAGAGCCGACATACGAACCCGAATCCCAGTAACCGAAGCCGTGGAACCGAAAGCCGGAAGAACCACGCTTCTCTTTATATAACCACGCTTCGTACTTGTATTGATTTGGATTGTCAAAATCAGGAATCCATTCTTCACCTCCATTTGCCAGCCGGTTGGCAGCACGGACAATAATGACGAGCTTTGCGTGTGCGATCATTGAGGCTTGATCCTTCTTTAGAAAATTTGAGAAGTTAGGAATAACCGTTTTTGGATCCAGGCCCTCAACCTTGCAAGCGCCTTCGAATGTTTTGAGTTGATTGAGTGATTTCATAGCCTTTAGTCGATTACCATGAAATCTTTATACACCGATTCGAATTGCTTGCCTGCATATTCCGCAAGCTCCCTTGTTTTGAAGCAAAAGCGAGAGCCGACATCCGAAACCGAAGACCAGTAAACGTAGCCGACGAACCGAAAGCCGGAAGAACCACGCATTTCAAACCATGGAAAATATTTGTTCTCGTTTGAACTAGCCCAGTCGGGAGTCCATCCCTGGTTGAGTGACTTCACCAGGAATTTCAACAGCCTGTACGCTTTCTCATCCTTGGGCAGATCGACGCACGAGAAATCAAATTCCTCCTGTGTTATATTATTGTCTGCGAGAACGTCGGCGACTGTCTTGATCCTGTCAATAGGATCCTTCACTTCTTTGAACTTGAGCTGGCCGGACTGCTTGTTAAAGCTTTCGACCTCGTACCCTTTCGGGATTTCAATCATAAGCGTTTTCATTGTTGATTTTGGTTAAGTGGAATATGTCTAGATCTGAAAAATTTGCCTTGATATAATTAGTAACCAGGTCGAAGCCTTGACAACGCCAGATTCGAATCTCCGTTGGCGGATTTCATTAAACTGCGTTCTATTCTTATCAGCTCGCTGGAAGAAGGTAGCCAGGTAGCTTTCATATGTCGGTTTGTCAACAGGATCCATCCTTGATATCGTTTCATCCAGGCGCTGCTTCGATGGATACGTTACATTTTGGTGACATAATGGTAAGCTTTGGTCTTGATCTGGCACAATGATCTCAGTGGTCTGCGTATCGCTTACGCGCTTCAGGCAGTGGCCGGCCTTCCGGAAATAGTGGGGATAGGGTAACTCGTTCATGGGATTATAAGTAAAGTTTTGTGAAAAAATGCGCTGCGAAAAAACTCGTGTAACGCGTAACGTAACAAACATTTGTAACAGTTTACCTGAGTAAAGTAACTTCTGTAACATCGGTAACACCTTGCCGTGACTAGAATCATCGTTTTTACTATCATTTTCTTAATTGTTACAATTGTTACAGATGTTACTGATTTTCGAAGTCGATAATATTTTAAAGTCCTTTTTACGATCGCTCGCCAATTAGAACGGTAAATCATCACCATTGCCATTTCCGTTTTGTGTAGTTTCCGTCACAACCGTTACCAGTTCCGCCGTCGCCGTCGTCCTGATCGGTTGCTTCCACTGTTCAACCTCAGCTGGTTTAATCCATTCTTCTGCCACAAACTTGTAAGGCCGTTGCAGTACCGACTGATACATGATCTTTGGCGGAAGGCTAGAAGCTTCCTCCGGAACATCATATCCAATGGGAATTGAAAAGCGTTGTGGAACATCTGGGGTCATTCCTTTCCGATCAACCAGGTAGTTCTTCAATTCAATTCCATCAATCTTGTACTTGCTAGTCTTAGGATCATTAAATACCTCAGTCAGATATTTCATGCTATATCTTAGCACTGGCAGGCGGTAGAGCATAAACTGTTCACGGATCCAATCCTCAAACACCCGATCAATCCTGTTCTTAGTCGTTTCAACAATCACCTTAAACTGCTCGGTGATAAACCACTCCGACTTAAACCAGAGCCGGTCTGATCGTGGATGGAAAATGTTTCTATTGTAAATGAAATGGATAAAAGCTTCTGCCTCGGCCTTCAGCTTTAGCTCGAGATCCGGATCCTTTTTTTCTGGTGGAATCACCGGGACCCTAACAACAAACCAACGACTCTCACCATCTTCAATCTTCATCACGCGATCGGCATCGTTGCTGCAAATAATTACCTTACCATAGTAGTTGATGCGCCGAACATTCATCCCCTTGTTCTCCAGGAAGGCGCTGTCGGCTGTGACGAGCTGTTTCAGTCTTTCCTTCTCCGCCTTCTTATCAACTTCCAAAAACCCTTCATCAATAGCGATAATGAACTTCGTTATGTAGTGGCCGTTGAACTTCATCTTGAACTGTTCGTTTCCCAGGATACACATGTTGGTACCAAACAACATTTGTAGCCATTTCAAGAATGTTGACTTTCCGGTATTGTTCTCTGGACTTACCAGGATGGGAACAGGAAGCATAATTTTAGGATGTTTGAAAAGCAACGTGAGATAATCAAGAGCTACGGTAAACTGATCTCCAATGATACTATCCTCACTTTCGAATCGTCCTTGATCGTCCAACTGAACCTGGCCATTCCCCTGAAAGATGTGTTTGAGAAACCCGATAGTGCTGGCAATAGATCCTTCCTGCGGTCGCCATTTTAGCGGCTCGTATAGGTTGTAGCACCCTTTGATTATCCGTTGATAACCACCGTTCCAGTTTGGTTCAACACAGAAGTCATCATACTTCATGATCTGCTCGAGGAAGTCAGGATACTTTTTATAGTCGCGAACAATCTCACTTATCTTCCAACTGACGATCTCTTGCTCATCCTCTCCAAACTTGTTTTGTTTGGTTATCACTTTCACCCAGTCAGGTCCGATGCGCATAAACTTGTCAGCATCTTCGTGCCGGACAAAAACGACTTCCTTCTTTTCATTGTCATAGATGTAGCGCCGGCGCTTGAACTTGAATTCTTGAGCTCCGATGAAGTCTTTGTAGGTTTTATAGAACTCTTGCTCGTCGCTTAGTCCAAGGTATCGCCAGAGCTTACCCTGGACATCCTTGTTGGAGTCATTGATCTGGAAACCGCTGAAGTATTTCCGTGAAAAATTGAGAGAGCACAGATCCTCCTGGATTTCCACTACACGCTCAGGATATTTGCATAGCAGGTCATCAATTCCCTTTGCTTCGTTGAGATACTTAGAATTGATGTGCATGTAATAGACATACTTCAGATTAATATTGTCATCATCCAGGAGCAGCTGCAGGCTTTCGCGATATGCCTTGATCGATCCATAGAAGCTTGACGGTCGTTTGAAAAGATCTTTATCCTGCGCCCACTTCACAGTGAGTAAATCTGCGTCGAACAACAGAATGATCTTTTCGACTTTGCACGTGATGATCAGCTCCTGGATATCGTCGTGCAGCGTGCCTTTGAAATCACCGTTGTAGAATCCAAAGATCCCTGGCAGG